CCCACCCAGCCATGCCGCTCAAGGCCCCACACAACTGCGGCGGGAACCCTTCGTAAAAAAGCACCTCGTAGCTGATCAGCCCACATACAGCACTGATCGCTCCATGGAGCAAAAACTCTCGCCATGTGAAAGCCTTTCCTTCCTGTACCTTCAGCAGGTACGAAAGCCAACCGCAGATCGTCGCAAAACCACCTGCGGCGGCCAGAATCTGCCCGTCACTCAAATCTCTGTATGGCATGTAACCTCCCGCATGCCTTGAGTCTCTGACGAGACTTCAAGCACACACGCACAAAAAAATCCCCCGAGGGATATCCTCAGAGGAGTCGATGTTGGTTTAGGGACGCGAAGCTCAAAGAAAAGAGAAAACCCCGCAGTTCTCAGAAAAAGGCCGCGCAAACATAGCCGACGACCGCGCCAATCAAAAGCCCAACCGGGCCCCAGAAGAGGCGCATCTTCCGACGCGTCTCCGCATCAAGCAGAGCCTTCTAGGCCTCCACCTTGGCGATGAGATCGTCCGTCACTTCCTCGACCTTGACGCCGATCTTGTCGAGCCATTCCTTCACTTCTTCCTTCGTCATTTCAGTCACCTTCTCCTTCAGCGCCTCTTTCAGCGCCTTGACAATAAAATTCCACATAAGAAAAAAACCGCCAGAAGGCGGTGTGATAAAGTTATGTGTACGTACCATGCTCATGGTTGAGCCAACAACCGTGAGCCTTTTTTGCATTCATATTAAATATGTATCAACCCGTTACCCCCCCCCCGAATAGCCGTCAATTAAACATCACGCTCGTCAATACTTGGCGCGTCGTCAATGCCAAGGGCGGAACAGAAAAGGTTTTCTGTGACATGGCAAACGCTTTTGTGCAAAGAGGACATAACGTCACCGCCATTTGCCTTGACAAAAATCAAGGCCAACCAGGCTTTCCGATAGATAGCCGAGTTCATTTCATCAACGCCTATCATGCCCAGATACCGCTCTCATTAACGAAACTTGTCCGAAAGCTTCGTTCGCTTAGCTTGTGCAAGGAGCAACGAAGAATTAAACATGCCGCTCTGTCGGTAGAGGTCGCCACATACAAGCTTCGACAGGCGCTTGCGAAAGCATCGACGGATGTTCTCGTTTCCTTTCAGGTGGACACAACTTATATTCTCAAAAGAATTGTCGGGGATTCGATTCCGGTTGTGACCATGCTTCACGGGTATCCAGCCGTTTATATCCCGCCAAACATTCCGCGTGGAATTAAAACAGCGACAGAGGCCTCCGATATTGTGCAGGTGCTGCGCCCGGAGTTTGTAGACGTCCTTCTTGATATTCTTCCATCAGCAACTGTCGAGGTCATTCCTAATTGTGTTCCTCAATTTCCCATATCGGCGAATCGTAGCTCCAACACTATCATCAACGTCGGGCGCATCTCCTCTGAAAAACGCCAAACGCTTTTAATTGAAGCTTTTGCTCTTGTCAAAGACAAGTTCCCGACATGGAAACTTGAGCTTTGGGGAGAAACCCACTGCGACACAAAGTACACAGTCACTGTCAAGTCTGTGATTAAGAAAAACGGACTCGAAGATTGCGTTCGTCTTTGCGGCGCAACCGACAACGTCCCATTGCAATTAAAGAACGCATCAATCTTCGCGTTTCCTTCAGAGTTTGAAGGATGGGGGCTAGCACTGACAGAAGCCCTGTCTATGGGGCTTCCCGCTATCGGATGCAAAGAGTGTCCTGCAGTGAACACACTCATACGTGACGGAGAAAACGGCCTCCTTTGCGACGACACGCCTGAAAGCCTGGCTGAGGCACTTTCGAAGCTTATGAGCGACGAGTCTCTTCGTATTCGCTTTGGGAACGTCGCCCAAAAGGACATGAAGGCATATGCCCCGGAGCGTGTTTGGGACCAATGGGAAAACCTGCTGCGCTCGTTAACAGTATCCAAATAAGCTAAACGCCCGGTGGTTTATCCGGGCGTTTGCTTATCCTTTCGTTCTCTTGAACACAGCCGGCACGTCAGGCCATGCCACTTCGCGTGGGAAACCTTCCTGTGTCGGTACGTCACGAAGCGCCTGACGATAGGCAAAGACCTGCACACGTTCGCCATCCGAAAGAGGATAGTCTGGCATTGCGAGGTAGTCCGTCTCGGCGATCTTCATGTCGCGTTCAGCGCGCACATGAGCCGCAATCTCCTCGTCTGTTAGATCGAGCACTTTGACAATTTGAAAGCGCGGTACACCATCCAGTGTCGCTTCAACTTCTTTGATGTACCGATCCCCACAATCGTTACACCAAAACGCCGCCTCTGGGGGATATTCGCCCTCGAAAATTTGTCCGATTTCAAACTCCATTTTAGGGTCACCTCCTTTTTCTTCCTCCGCCGCGCGCATGCACAAGGCCGACCGGCCGGACAACGAGGGACGCGTTGTTTCCGCACCTCCAATAGAATGCCTCCTGTATGGCACCGCTTCCTGCATGTCCTGCAGGACGGCACCCACACCTCTCAACGGAAGCCAACGAACCACCAACATGAAAGCCTCGCGACTTACCACCGTACTTGAAAACCTTCTCGACCAGCCCTGGGCCGCTTTCATCTGGGGCGCCCCCGGCATCGGCAAGAGCTCGATCGTGCGCCAGATCGCCGAGCGCCGCCGCATGCCGCTCATCGACATCCGCGCCTCCCTGCTCGATCCGACCGACCTGCGCGGCATTCCGATGATCCAGGACGGCACGGCCGTCTGGTGCCCGCCGTCCTTCCTGCCGAAGAAGTCCGACAAGCCCGGCATTCTCTTCCTCGACGAGATCAACGCCGCGCCTCCTCTCGTGCAGGCCGCGCTCTATCAGCTCATTCTCGACCGCAGGGTCGGCGAATACGAACTTCCCGAAGGCTGGCGCATCATTGCGGCAGGCAATCGCCGCGAGGACAAGGCGGTGACCTTCAGGCTCTCGAGCGCGCTCGCCAACCGCTTCATCCACCTCAATCTTGAAGTCGACCCCGATGACTGGCACGCCTGGGCCACCAACCGCGGCATCATCCCCGAAGTCACCGCCTTCCTCAAGTACCGCCCGCAGCTGCTGCAGGCTGCGTCCGAGGACGAGCAGGCTTTTGCGACGCCCCGCAGCTGGGAGATGGTGAGCGACGTGGTGGCGAAGTTCGGCAGCCCTGCCAAAGCCCGCGACGTGATCCCCGGCATCGTCGGGACCGGCCCCGCCGTCGAGTTCCTGACCTTTGCAAAGAAAGCCGTGCTGCGCAAGGAAATCGACGCCATCATCGCCGACCCCGCCGGCGCGACGATCCCCACCGAGCTTGACCGCCTGTGGGTGCTCGTGTCCTTCCTCGTGGCAGGCGCCCAAAACGACGGCATCCTCAAGATCGTGCCCACGCTGCTGCCCCGCCTGCCCGTGGAGTTCAGCATCGTGCTTCTGCGCGACCTGATCCGGTGCAGGCCCCAGATCGTGCAGGAAAAGGGCGTCAGCGACTTCCTCAAGACCAACAAGGTCATGCTGTTCTAAGGAGGGCGCATGGCCATCTCGACGCAGACGCGCATCACACGCGCGCGCATTCAGCTCTGCATGCGAAAGCCCTATCTGTCGACGGCACTGATGCGCTTCCCGCTCGTTCAGGCGGACGGCATCATTGAGACCATCTGCACTGACGGCTACCACATCTTCTGGAGCGAAAGCTTCATCGACTCGCTCACCGACGCCGAACTCAGGGGCGTGCTCGCGCACGAGCTCATGCACGTCATCACGCAGAGCGCCGACCGCAGGCAGGAACGCGACAAGCACCTCTGGAACCTTGCGACCGACTACGCCATCAACCAGGTGCTCGTCAGCTGCGGCTTCAGGCTTCCCGGGGGTGCCCTCCTCTCCCCGCTCTACCGGGACTTGAGCGCAGAACGGATCTACGAGCTCCTCGAGCACAAGGGAAGCGTCAATCCGCCGCCTCTGCATTCGGGCGGCTCCCAAGGCCAGAACAAGCAGCGGAAGGATTCCCGGGGCCGGAACAAGCAGCGGGAGGATTCCGATGAATGCGTTCTGAAGGACGTCGGAGAAGACGTCCTCGATCCGAACAGCCCCGAGGCAACCCGCCTGAGGACGCTCACGGGCATCGAGATGCCCGACGAGCAGGAGGTCGACGAGGCCGTCGAGGCGACCCGTCTCGAAACCCTCAAGGCGCTCAGGTCGGCGGGCATCACGGGCGGCAGCCTCGAGAGTCTTCTGCAGGGCTCCAAGATCTCCCGCATCGACTGGCGAACGCTTCTCGCGGAGTGGATGTACGACCGCATCCGCGACGACTGGAGCACGTGGCCGCCTTCGAAAAAGCACATCTGCCGCGGCCTCTACCTTCCCAGCCCGGGCAGGCCCGCACCGATCAAGCTCGTGATGTTCGTCGATACCTCGGGTTCGATGTCCGACGAGAGCCTTGAGCGCATCTTCGGTGAAATCAGAACCTTCCGCGAGACCTTCCCCACGCCCTTCGTGATCATTCAGGCCGACGCCGGCATTCAGAGCGTCGACGAATACGACGCCTACGAGGACTTCAACTTCGAAAAGGTGAAGATCCATGGACGCGGCGGCACCGAATTCATCTCAGGCTACAATTGGATAGAGGAGCACTTCGACTCGGAACCCGTCGCCATCATCCACGCCACCGACGGCTGGGGCAAGTTTCCCCGGTTCTGCAGGGATCCCGTCGTCTTCCTCATTCCGAAGGAGGTGGAGGAGAGATCCGATCTCAGGCAGTTCCCCGAATGGGGCCGAAAAATCATTCTCTGACGACGCTCGACCGGTTCAGGGCCAAGCGCACGGAGCGCAGCTCTCGAGAGTGGCGCTCCATGCCCGGACGCCCCTGACCGCACCCGAGGACACGTTCCCATCAACCCAAGTCAGGTCAATACGCCATGCTGGTTCCTCCTCTATCCAACGAAAGCCGGACCCGAAACGACTCGCCCGTTCCCGAGCGGCTCTTCGAGCTTTCCAACCTTCTCAAGCGGACGCTGTCGCCCGCAGACCACGCGTTTGCGCTTCGCGCGGCGCTTGAAGCGCATGCCATGGGCGCGGACGAATCCGCCGTCGTCGCCACGGCCGCCGCCTGCGGCCTTGACCGTGCGGGCGAGGCGCTCGAACCTCTTCTCACGCTTGAGGAGCTCGCCGCCGCCTCACGCATTTCGGTGGGCCTTCTCAACGTGCGCGCCGTCGCACATTCCTCCGACGCCGTGGCCGACGGAATGCTGGCACTCGCCCGCGTCCGCATCCGCGAGCTTCTGGACGACGCACGCCTTCACAGCGGCCCCGACGACGCCGCGCTCGAAGCGCCCGACGAATTCGTCGAGCCG